GGTTTCCAACTATTCCGCTAAACATCAACTTAAAAATCTCGTATGTCAGGTCCACATCGTTGCGGGAATACTCTGCATACTTTGCAATTTCTTCTTCGCTAAAATCAGTTAGCCGCTTGGCTAACGCTCGGGTAACTTCATCACCCTTGGCCCCAACGCCGTAGCGTTCAGACACAGCCTTTAGGCTCACACTCTTCTCCGTGCCATGTAACGCACGGGCCATGCACATTGTATCAAGCCACAGTTTCGGCTTCACACCAAATCGCCACCCTAGTATCGCCCCATCAAACGCGGTGTTATGGCAAAGTATAGCGCAGGACGAGAGGTCTACGTGTGATAAGAAACGTGTAGTGAGTTCCTCACCTTGTAGCCAACGTGTTGGCTTATCGTTCTTTTTTACAGCTAGCCCAATAATCTCAAATCTATCATCGCGGATATATTCTTCAGTCGTCATCTTCGACAGGCTGTACTCCTTGTCGTAGTACGTCTCGAAATCCAACGTCACTATATCCATCTTCGTCGTCCTCCCACGGTGCTTTGGGTAGCGTTACTTTTTTGTCGTTGAAGCGAGCGTCATAAACGCCCGCCCCAATCTTTGCTTTCTTGGACTTACTAGGCTTACGCACGTAAGGCACTGGCAATCTCTCCGCCGCAAGCCATGTACCCTGCACCATCGACCCAATTATCTTTAGACTTTGGGTTAGACTTTATTCGCGCAACCTTGAGCAGGTTCATCATAACCGCAACATCTGTCGGGGTTATTTGCGCGTCCAGATGCACAGACCAGTATTGCGCTATGGTGCTGAAGTTAGTCTCCATGTCACCATGCTCCGCAGCACGATCTTTCGTCACATAGTCTTTAGCTGTGTCGAGGACGTCAGCGCGTGTCACGGTTAGATTTACTTCTTCCAACACCTCTTTCGGTGTGCCGATCTTTTTCTTTAGCAGATGTACATACGATGGCGAGCAGCCACACGCTTTAGCAACTTTTGCACTAGAGGCCTTTGGGTGCTTCACAAGATACGCCCAAACTTTTTCTGCTTTTTTACCAATTACACTCATAGTTATTCTCCTACTGCTTTATCTTTGTCGTCACGCAACACGCGCACGATTTCTTCAACTGGAGTTACATCAACTCCATAATTTTCCGCTGCACCGCGAAACCTTTCAAGCCACGCCGCCAAACTTACACCGGCTTGTCTGCGTAGCTCAGCTTGTGCAACTTCATCGGTAGGGTCAAAAGGTTCGTACCCCCCGCCCTCACGCCGCTTTGACACAGGTGAAATATACGCGGGGTATTCTGTCACCTTTATGGACACAACAGAACTTTCTACTGTCTCCGTTTTTGCCACGATGCGTAGCCCTGACGCCATCTGCCGCGCCAACTGTATACGATGCTGCCTCGCGGCTTCCGCATCGTCAATCCCATAAAACGCTTGGTACGCTTCATGCTCTGGCTCGCCTGCTAACCAATCGACGAACTCTGAAGGCACAAACATATTTGCGCCGGTAGTTTGCAGGTAATCATCTATGATACGCTGCTTAGTCTTTTTAGAAAACTTAGACATAAGTTTATTCTCCATAGTTTTTGTTTGTAAAGCAGGCCATCACAGCCTGCTTTGTTTTTGTTAGTCAGTCGGCTAACCACACCGCGCCACGCTACGCCAAACCACAACACGCCTAAACCGCCACGCCACGCTACGCCTCGCCACACCGGAACACACCTAGACCGCCATGCCTTGATATGCCGTAACCCAACTTACCAGACCCCAACATACCTGAACCGCCTCGCCACGCTACGCCTCGCCAGACCTCAACACACCTCGACCGCCTAACCTCGCCGTACCAATCCACGCCTTACCCGAACACACCTCGACCGCCTCGACTGGCCGCGCCGCGCCATACCTCACCACAACACGCCTAAACCGCCTCGCCCTAACATACCGGACCCCGCCGTAACCTAACAGACCCCGCCCCGCCTGAACCGCCATACCTTATCCGTGAATTAGGGCGGCGAACCGCCCCTCTTCGTTTAGGCTGCTCGACGCAACCGCTCTTCTTGCATAAGTCTCATAAGCTCTGCCGTTTGCTCGTCAGCGCATTCGGGGTATTCCATAGCTAACTCTTGGACTTCACGCGCTTCTTTCGTGATTTCATCCCAAGCCTCTTGGTGTTCACCCATATCTTCCGCGCTTGTTACAGAGAACGTGCCGTATGACCCACGCCCTTTCTCTTGGCGAAAGTCTCCTAGCCCTACGATTAGCCCTGCGTTTGTCAACAGCGATACAATGCCGTTGGCGTTCAGCGTAGGCGTCACATATTTAATCGTTATTTCTGAACACCAGTTTGGTAGGTATGCTCTGGTACGCACATCTGGAGTTTTGTTTATATCGGCAGACCGCACGATATCCATTTTAAGGTACGGCTTACCCCAAATCTGTATTTGGCTTTCGGGTAAGAACACCAAGCGTTTTACGTTTGTGCTTTTGATCCCCGCTGTTTCTAACGCTGATGTAACCATCGAACCTTTTACACCCGCCGCAGGGAAGCATAGCAACGTGTCGCCCTTTGGTTTAGTGTACACACTTTCCCGAAACTCTTGTTCTGGATTGTGTTTAATGTCTTGCTTCTCCGCAGCGGTTTTCTTTCCCCCGCCGATAAGCAAGTCGCGCATAGCCTTACTGCTCATGCTGTTAAAGTACATCGGCGTTTGACCGATCATACGCAGTTTTATCACACCTTGTTTTACGGTGTGGACTATTAAAGTTTCTGCTACCGCAGTGGTTTTCTTCGCAGGCATAGTTATTCTCCTTTAAAACGGTGGCTCTTCGCCACTCTTCTTCGGTTTCCAAACAACATCCAAGCCGTGCATGGCGTGAATGAACTCTTCAAGGGTGCGACCGTACAAGCCGCACCCCCGATCCGTATTACTCGTAGTCAAGTGCAAACCACTCGTCGTCGAGCGCCCACAAAACGTAAGACGCTTTTGTTTGCGTACCCTTACGTTCTATCTTTGCTTCCCATATCTCACCCGCAGTGTGCATACGCTGTAACGCAAGCTGAACTGCTGCGGTGTCAGAAGTTAGCTTACTGGCTAACTCCCCAACCCTGTGCGGATATGAGTGTTCTTCGTCACGCATAAGAGCCGTAATGCGGTCCTCTAGCGTAGCTTGCTGCACCCTCGGTGAAGGTGTTTCATCAAACGGATCTAGCCCGTCTAGCACCGCAACCTTACCCACTACCTTATAGGGAGTGTTTGTCTTGTGGTTGTTTTGGTTAGGGGCCACCCGCGCTGTAAAGAAATCGCCTTCTTGCAGGTTATTGTTTTCGATATAATTCCTGCCGACAAAGCAGCTTTCACCCTCGGTGGTGACAGCAAACCCTGCGCCCCCTGCGTTATGCGGAACACGCTCCATAATCATAACGACTTCTTTTATTTCGCCAAAAAGTTTTTTCAGTTGTTCTTGTGTGATATCCATAGCGGCTATCTATTCTCCATTTGAGTTTTTTGTTATCGTGACATCTACTTTGATGCCCAGTATTATGGACTGTAATAAGTCCAGATTATCCTCGTTAATAATCAGTGCTATACCTCCTGCTGTGTCTATATCGTCCAAGTTTTTCTGTTGTAGCGGGGTCGGCTTGTTCTTCCCCGCCTTACATTCGATGCCAAGGAAGTAACCCTCCAGACATGCAACTACATCAGGCACACCACTGCGCCCGTACCCACTCGTCACAGGGTAGAAGTAATACGCACCCGCATCTTTCAGAATGCGTACTACCTTCTTCTTTACCTTCGCTTCCGGTGTCATATCTTCACCCCTGCGTTGCGAAGGTTCTTCACGTAAGTATCCAACTCCTCACGAGCTGCAAAGAGTTCTTGCTTTACACGGGGCCTCGCATCATTGCGCCATTGTTCTTCTTGCAGGTTGTCTACCTGTCGCTTGAGCCAACGCAACTGTGCTTGCTGGAACATGCTTAATTCTGTGTCACCCATCTACAACTCCTTCTAAAGGGCGCGTACACTCCAAGGGAATTTTAAGACACACAGAAAACGCCAACATTTCCAACTTGTCTCTACTGACAGGGTTAGCCTCATGGCTAACGTAGAAAACATGACGGTCTTTGCGAAAGCCTACGCCTTCAATTATGTGCCCGTAGTCATCTTCCCCCATCATCATAAGCACTGCTAGTTTCCCCTGTACCCAATCTGGCAAATCACTTACATACTTACCAAAGTTCCCTACCTCGTAACACTCTGTGCCTAAACACGTTACATCGACAGCAAACGATGAAGGTTGTATGTAAATGCGATATACCGTCTCGTCAAGGGGGGTGTCAAGATTTATAATTTTAGGATTGAGCGACATAGAACAGTCTCCCTGTGAGAGCATGAAAGCCAACATTCGGAACAAACGTACCTTGCTCAACCATCTGCAATGTGGACACCTTACGTTTAAGCTCTTCGTCTAGCTGATCCACATCGCACCCGTAATGATTGCTCGGATCTGGCTCCCAATTCCACTCTTTACCATCCATGTTAGTGTACACGTTGACCGACTGCGTACCGCGTGGCGAGATGTTGATATACACGACATCAAACATACTCTCACCGGAGGACGTGTCCTCGCCACTGTAGTTAAGGAACGTTTTGACTTGTTCACCAAAGTTTGCATCAAGCCATGTATGCCCCGTGTTCACAAGGTTTTTAAGCTCTCGCTCCAAGGGCGAGCTTTTACCACGACCTAGCCCATCGGTGACATCGTTAGCCAACTGCCTAACCTTCCGCGAACTGTAGTCGTCTATGTCTCGCATCTGTCTACGTAGGTTTCTAAGCTCTCGTTCCACAGCTACGTGACACGGTATGGTGCGCAGGTGGCGGGTAGCATTAGATAGGCCTTTCTCAAAATGCTTGGCAAATGCCATGTAATGCTGCGCGTTGTAGTCGTTGTACCTACAGTTTTCGATGTTGCGACTGTGAACAATGTACGCAGCATCTCCGTTGGCTTTTTCGGTGAAGTCACCGTAACCCACAAAACCTAGCGCATAAATCTCGTTCTCACGATAGATCCAAACGCTGTTCCTACGCTTGTAGCTCCACTTTGCTTTTAGTGCAGCGGCCACAGCATCTGCGAACCTAGCTACCTCATTACCCACGTAGCTATTGTTCTCTGTCTGTTGCATCGCTTCTGACGTTAAGTAAGGATTGTATCCCATAGTCATTCTCCATTTTTATATTATGATTTGAAACCAAGGTGCTTGTTCACCCAGTTATTGTATTTGTTTCGTACTGCTGACAGATCCTCCTTCGTCTCTACTTGTTGCACTTTGTAAGAGGCATGTTGCCACCACCCATCGGCTGTGGTTTCCGCGAACTCTACAAACAGAGGTAGGCGCAGCGGATGTTCGGGGTCTGTAATGATACTCCTACAATTCTTCACGTTGTAGGTATCTCTAGATCGTATGAACCCTGTGCCCTCTGTTTCTGAATAATAGTCATACGCCTCGGTGCGCATCTTTCGGATGTAGTCGTTATCCGTAAGCGGCAGCATGTTTGCGATTGTCATGCCCCACTCAAAGAACTCTCTCAGCGGTTCCTTGAACTTGGCTTTCAGCGCCTTGTTGACACGCGGCGGTATCGGCAGATCCTCGCCTGTTTCTGGATCACGCAGCCACTTCCCGTCAGGAGTTAGCTTGAAGGCTAACGCCGCGTTGTCTTTGCGGTGCATAAAATTTTTCCAATGGGGGTTCACCTCTTTTGGCACGGTTTTACCTTTGGCTAGGAAATGTCTATCGTGATCTCTGTAATTACTGGTCAGGTTTATAGCTTGCTTCCCGTTGTACACTAGGAAGTACATACCTCTCGGTACGTGGCGTGTTAGGAACTGATACCTACTGACATGGTTCCACGGCCCCGTGCCATTGCGTATCTTAACGCTTGTGGTTCCGTCACGATGCTTGCGCCACACGACAGCAGCGTAAAATTCGGTATCCGCTTTGGTGACGGTTCTGTCAGTGCCCCACGTTTTAAACACGGGGTCGCCAAAGCAATACCCGTCAAGAAGCGCATAGCAGTAATCACTGAGTTTAACGATACGCTCCCACTTACGTTTACGATCTCCGATAGGTCGAACATCCTCTGCTTTAGTGTGACATTTCGATATCAAAGGTTTGATAGCATTGTAGTGATGCTCCACCTCTGCAAAAGTTTGGAATACTGAGTATGTAAGTGCCATTAGTTATTCTCCTGTGTTGGCCGTGTTTTCGGCCTGATTATATTTGAGACGCCCTCCGATACTTCGCAGAACATCATTAGGTTATTGCCGTACAAGTCGTACAACTCGTCGTACAATGGTGCTGCAATATCATTCTGCATCACCGCTTGGCAGTCGGCTTCGGTTTCAAACCACACCACTGCCTCGACTTCTTTGCCCTGCAACTCGTAGTGCAAGATCAAAGCTGTAAAAAATTCAATCATCATAATCCCTTTCGATTTCGCCAAGCCCATCGCAGTTACGACAATCACGCTCATACTCCTCTATGTAACCGTATGGATTATCGTTACTCATCATCACGTTGCGCTCAGCTATTTCTTTACCCACGCCTTTACATTCGGGGCAGCGGATGAACGGGTTATCTACAAAAATATTACTCATCTGGTTCCTCCCGCAACATATCCAACAGACGCTTCGCGGCTTCATCACCGCGATCCGCCATGTCTTGTAGGTATTTAAAAACCATATCTGTTAAGTCGTCATCTTCCATCACATGTCCTCCGATTTGATGTGAATTGTTTTGCCGTTGGTCGGACGCGCATTCGCATTGTCCAACACGCACCACAGGGTCGGATGATGCCAGTTGCCCCAGCCTCCGAATAGATACCCATCGGTCAGCAACACGATAGCTTGCGGGTCGAGCTTATGCTCTGTGATGTAGTTAGCCACACAGCTAACGTCCGTGCCGCCACCGCCTTCGGGCTGCGTGGTGTTTATCATGTTGTCCAACTCGTACTGCTCGTACACTTCAGCACGACAGATCGCTGTGTCCCAATACAAGATGCGAACCCGCTCGGGGCGTAGCATATCGCAGATGGATTTTGTCTCGGTCATAAACGCAGGCAACACTCCCGGCGCGAATGTCGAGCCTGACGTGTCGATGCCAAGTATCAACTCGCCAATGGTCTCGCTGAACGTCGATGGCAGATACACGTTTTGCGCAATGAACCTACGCTTGGGCTTGCGCCACGTCGAATTGTCGTTACCCGCACAGGTAGCCATGAAGAACTCGCGGAACGGTTCTTTCCAATCTACCTTGGGCTGCAACAACTCCTCCATGTCACGACTGCCACCGCTTCCGGTTTTGCCTGCCACGATATTGCCTTGACGGATTGCCTCGTCGATCTCACGCTCTAGCTCGCGCTTCTCCTCCTCGGTCATCTCCTTAGCACTTTCCCAATCGTGATCGTCGAATGGTTCACCGTCACCATCGCCGCCACCATCGCCACCGCCGCCTTCACCGTCACCGCTTTCACCGCCTTCGCGTTCTTTGCGCTTCTCGTAGATGTCGTCAAAGATTTTAGCTGTGCCCCAACCACGATAGGCTTGATTGAGACAGCCATTTGGGATCCACTCCACGAACTCTCCATACTCGTCGAGTATCTTGATGTTGATTTCATAGTCCATCGCACGGTTGGCTGTGTCGGAACACTTCTTCCAGAGATGCCGCCACGTAATCAAGTGGCGATACATCTTGTGATACATCTCATGCAGAACGAGGAAGCGTAGCTGCTTGTCGTTCAGGTTACGTACAAACTCACGTCCATACCACTCGTCACGCCCATCGGTACATGCCGTGCGTGTCTTGTCACATACAACACGCTTGCCCAACATAACCAACCCGCCAATGGCAGGTTGTTTGTGCATGATTTGAACAACGGCTTTTTCGAGCCGCTGCTCCTCGGTTAGCTTACCGCCTAACTGTAACATTCTTATCCTCCTTATTGATCTGATGAAAACATATGCGAGTTATCCGCTGCCCACTGCGTGAACTTGCGGTTCTGCATGACCATCGCCTGCTTGCTGTATCTTGGCGCACGGACACCATTGGCAAACATACCTTGCGCCTCGGCATCTAGCCGCGCCATGTAGTCCATCCAAGAGTTGAGCCAGTCTTGCTCGATAGCTGCCAGTGTCCGATAGACCACCATACAGATACCTGCCGCTGTGGTCGGAACCTTGGCGTTTTTGGGATCGGACTTGATCGACTCCAAACTAGGTAGCTGATCGGCTAACTTGAGGTGAGCCATCAGATCCATGCCGCCACGCATACCAATCGTACCAATGAGCAACGCGGTCAGAGACTTGTCGTTGAGCTTGTCGCGCATCTTCATGTAGTTTGACGCCTTGTGCAGAGACCTCGCTGTGCAGAATGATCGACGCCCGTTGGCTTTGGGGTGGTTGATGTAGACGTTATCCTCGGGGTCTTTCACATCGTCAGACGATGCCAACACCTGCGGGTTGTCCTTGACCCATGCAAGCGTGACGTGATCTAGCTTGTGGTTGATACCCCATTCGATCCACTCTATCGCATTCGGCTTGCGCATCCGCACGAATGTCACGCGGTTGCAAGTATGCGGCAGGAACGTGTCGCCCACATTCTCGAACCCAAGGTTAGTCGTCGCAAAGACAACGCTCTCTGGGTGTAGCTCATGCATACCGATCATTCGCTCTTGGAACAAACGGTTGAGCGGGTTCTGGATAGCGCGGTTCTTGCCTGCCTCGTCGATCATAATAATGAGCGGCGTATCCTTGAGGTGCATACCAAGCTCCTCGTTAGTCGCAAAGCTAACATAGTCGTTGCCTTCCAAATCCTTGAACTTTGGCAACATCAGGTCGCCCGCATCGGCCTTGGTCGTGCAGTCGAAATAGATCGCCTTGTGGTCAGGCAGATCCTCGGCCAATACCTTGAGGATTGATGACTTGCCGCTGCCCATCTCGCCCTCGACGATGATGGTTGTCTTGTCCTCTGGTGGCAGAGGAACTTGAACTGCAATGGCGTTAGCGATTTCTTCGATGCTCAGTGCATACATTGTGTTAGTTGACATGAGGTTTCTCCAATCTGTTTATATGTCTAGTGTTGGCAGCGCAGCGATGGCTGCATCTACTTCGGCTTTTGTCTGCTTGCGCAGCGACTCGTCGTCACGCAGGGCAGCGGGTGTGACTCCTAGCATCGCATCTTCCAGACGTTCAGCCATAGCAGTCATGTGAGGTGAGTTAGCCACGTTGCTAACTTTGAGTAGTCCGATCATCTCGGTCACGTTGGACACCAACGTATCGCGGAATGTTTTGGCCCCGATCTTACGGCGCTTGGTACGCCCCGCATCGTCCACGTACTCTACGATATCGGTCTCGTAGTCGAGACGCTCCGACATGTTAGACAGCGCGTCATAGGTACGCTTCCATATGTCACCCATCGCGGTCTCGAACTGCGTGGTGTAGAACTTCTCGTACTTGTTAGCCAACTGGCTAATCCCTTCGTTGGCGATGTCCAAGCGGAAGTCACCAGAGGTAGGTAGCGGCATTTCATCGAGCGTGAATGAGAACTTGCGTGACAACTTCTCTAGGCTCGGATAGTCGTCAGGGTTTGCAAGATCACCCAAGAACAAGTGCGCATCCTCGACAGCTTGCTCGTAGTTATCCAAGAACTCTTGAACCAATTCATAGAACTTGTTCTGCATACCCGTCATTGCTTCGGTGTATTTGAAATACTGCGCGGTCGGGCATAGCTGCCAACCAGTCTTACCCCAAGGCATCGTCATGCGTGTGTGCATATCACGCGCCGCAGATACGTGCGTCTGTATTGCTTTTAGGTACTCGTTGTTACCCAATAGCTTTTTGTTGACGTTAGCCATACCGCGCTCGGCGGCGTTAGCGTCCGATACTTCGGCAGACGCTTTGCGATCTAGCTTGCGGCCTGCCCAGTTTGATATGGTCATACTGACCAACAGCGCGGCGGATGAAATCGAAACAATGTCATCTGCGTTGGGAGTGTTAGCTGTGTGGCTAACTTCCACCACGTTGTCCATACCATCAAACAAACTGGACTTACCTTCGCCCATATTACCCATCATATTCATAGTTATTCTCCAACATATTTATTGAGACCTTTGAGGTCGTTGCGGTTTGTCACAAGGGTAGCCCCTTGCTTGTGCGCGATAGGTGCGATGCACCAACCTGCGCGTTCTTCACGGGCGCGGAAGTCTCCGCAGTCCATGCAGTAATTATACCCGATGTTGTAACGCTCGGGGTGTAACGTGTCCTCGCCGCATGAGCGGCAGGTCAGCATCTGAATACCATCCATTGTAAACGCAGCCATCACTCGTCACCCCAACGCTTGCGGGCGTGAATGTCACGCTTGTTGATTGCGCGATAGGATGGCGCGGGGTCGTAGGTTGCGGGCATACGCTCGACAAGAGCGCGAGCTTTGGTTGGCATGACGCGCACCCCAAAGCCGTGGGTTTGGAAAAGATATTCTTCGATGGCTTGCGCCTCATCGCGTGTTAGGCCGTTAGCTGACCGGCTAACTGTTTCGGTGTTGTAAGACATGACTGATCCTCGTTGCAAAAGTGAACGTACCACAAATATAGCATATATAAGTAAACGTGTCAATACTTATCTTGTTGTGAGTAAATGTATTTTTATGAGTAATGTTCCGTTATTGTGTGAGTAACTGTGTGTAGACGTGAGTAGCGTGGTATGTGGGGTTGAGGTTAGCTGATGGGCTAACTTATTGAAAACAAAGTAATGTTCCTAATGTTCCGTAGCAAAATGGGTAATGTTCCGTTGTAAGTCTTTGTTATTAAAGCAATGTTCCAATGTTCCGCGATTTTAGGGTACTACAGGGGTATAATGATGTTGGATGGAATATGCTGCATAAGGGGAGGGAAGGGTCACATGGAAGTGTAGTAATATTTAACGGAACATTTGGAACATTAGGAACATTGCTTTAAAATCAATAGGTTAATTGTTCCATTCTTAAAAACCATTTTGGAACATTGGGAACATTACTTTGTTTTCAATGACTTATGCAAATCGCTCACCGCTCACCGCTCATAAAATAACTGGCATCGCCCAGATAGAGTTAGCCGTGCAGCTAACTACAAACACAAACAGGGCCAACAGGTCCAAAGGGATCACGTACAACATTGCGTGGCGACAGCTCGCCCTGTGTCGCTCACCGCTCACCGCTAATACACAAAACTGGTATCAAATAACTGGTGTCGCGGGGCACAAAAAAAGCCCCGACCGTTTCCAGTCAGGGCGTGGGATCAGATAAAAAGTATTGCCATCGTGCATAAAGTTACAGCAGCAAATGTGGAAACATAAAACCAAAACGTATAAGCAAAACCCCATGCAGTAATTTGTTTTCGTATTATGTCAGATATTAAACTCATATCATTTTCTTTCTTGTGAGTGTTAGTGGTGCCAGCCATTGGCTGGCACCGTTGATGGTTACTTGAGTTTCGCCATCATTTCATTGAACGCTTCGACATATTCTGTCGGGATCGAATCGTCAGGCTTGGCCTTGCTGCATTGTTTCGCAGCCTTGGCGATGGCATCCAAGAACCTGTCACAGTCAGTACGCTCGACAGCATCGCTTGCGCCATCGCTTGGCTTGTCATCAGCCTTTTTAAGATCCGCTTTGATCAAACCGATAAGCTTGCCGACCTGTTGCTGGATATATTTCTTATCCCGCGTCTGGCCCTTCATTTTGCCTTGCGTGATCGCCATCTCAGCCTTACCGGTCGTGGTGGCATCATTCAAGAACGCTAGACCGGCTTCGCCTGCCATCACTGTTGCGCACACATCGTAAGCCCATTGCCGCGTGGCAACCCAGATATTATTCTTTGCGTCGTCACCCGTAGGTTTGGCGAGCATTGTAAAATCAGCGCCGAGCTTAGCGGCCGGTGCAAAGAACAGCGCCGAGGCCTCAGCCCGTGACGCTTGCGCCGCGATGGAATTTGCGTTGGCCGCTTCAACCGCTGTTGCCGCTTCAATTGCTTTCTTGTTTACAGATAGATCAGTCATAATGTTTCCCTTTCAAGGAATGTGTTAGCCGCTTGGCTAACGTTGATTAGACAAGAACCGCTCTTGTCTATGGCAACCATTATACGGAAAACACCGGCAAACGCAAGCAAATGGCAGTAAATGGCAGCAGTTAGTCGCCTAGCTAACCCCCACCTACCCCCGACCCCCCTCTACAGCGCGTCACGCATATCTACTTATACATACTAATCTGCACAAATATTTTGAGTTTCTACGAAATCGGCTAAACCCCACCCCCACCCTACCGTTATACCCAGTAACCACATTCGGCGCGGGGAGATTGAAATAATTATAATATTCGTCTAAATACTACATATGGCATTACAAATAACACCAGAACGGGGTGTGCCAATCAAAGACGTGCCCCCGCCAAAAGACCTCACAGGCAAAGCTGAAGCTGCTGCCGAGACCGCTAAACATCTACATGCCCACGGGTTAGAGATAGACATAACCGCAGAGGACAGGGATAACGCTTCGGAGATCAGTATGGCATATGCTGCCGATCCTGTGCGTACTTCAAAGAAGGCTACGCTTAAAAATATATCACGCACCCCACCCGCTACCCTCCTACTGACAGATAAGATCCTAAAAGATTTTGGGCATTCTGTTGTAGAGAGCGCTACGCAGGTGAGGCACCTCGTCACAAACAAACTGATTGAGGAGACAGAGAACCCCGACCCACGGGTGCGTATACGTGCCTTGGAGCTGCTTGGTAAGATTAGCGATGTGGGGTTGTTTGCAGAGAAGTCTGAAGTTACAATAACACATCAAACTACAGACGACATCAAAGAGAAACTACGTGGGAAACTGGCTAAACTTATAGACCCAGCCGATTCTGATGTAGAGGACGCAGTAGTCGTGGAGGCCCCGGTCATATCGTTGGATGATACACTGGGGCCTCCCGATGCCTAAAGACCTTACCACTGTTGCGAAAGACTTAGACTTCTCCCCAGAAGATATACAGACTATGCTGGACAACCTTGACCAGTTTAGTCCTGAAGAGGTCGCAGAAATTGATAAGATGGTCGATGAGCTGGCAAACCGGCAGCGTAACGACAATGCCAAAGATGATCTGATAGAGTTTTGTAAACGGATGCAGCCAGATTATAAGGTTGGCAAGCACCACCGCATCCTCGCAGATATGTTGATGGACATTGAGCAGGGGGATAAGGACCGTATATGTGTCAACATCCCGCCGCGACATGGTAAATCGCAGCTTGTGAGTATCTTTTTCCCTGCGTGGTTCTTGGGGCGTAACCCCGGCAAGAAGGTTATGATGGTGTCTCACACTACCGACCTCGCTGTGGACTTTGGGCGTAAGGTTAGAAACTTGATATCGGTAGACGACTACAAAGAAATATTTCCGCAGGTATCGTTGGCGGTGGACAGTAAGTCTGCGGGGCGGTGGAATACTAACTTTGGAGGAGAATATTATGCGTGTGGTATTGGGTCTGCACTTGCGGGACGTGGCGCTGATCTTCTGCTTGTTGATGATCCTCATTCTGAGCAGGATGTTATTAACGGAAACTTCTCTGTGTTTGAAAAAGCATACGAGTGGTTCACCTTCGGTGCCCGTACTCGCCTTATGCCGGGCGGTAGGGTTGCAATAATTCAGACTCGTTGGCACATGGACGACCTCACGGGGCGTGTGACGACAGATATGGTCAAGAATCCAGAGTCAGACCAGTACGAAATCGTGGAGTTTCCCGCTATTTTGGACAGCGAGGACTCTGACGGTAAGCCGATACAGAAGCCGTTATGGCCTGAGTTCTTTGATTTGACCGCATTGCTGCGCACAAAGGCGTCGATGCCTACATTTCAGTGGAACTCGCAGTATCAGCAGCAGCCTACGGCTGAAGAAGCGTCGATTGTTAAGCGGGAATGGTGGCAAATATGGACAAAAGACGACCCACCCCACTGTGAATATATAATTATGTCGCTTGATGCTGCCGCAGAGAAGAATAATCGCGCCGATTACACCGCGCTGACGACTTGGGGTGTGTTTTTTAACGAAGAAGAGAACGCACACCACATAATTTTGCTAAATAGCATCAAAGAACGCTTAGAATTTCCAGAATTGAAGGGTCTGGCGCTTGAAGAGTACAAAGGTTGGGAGCCAGATTCGTTTATTGTGGAGAAAAAGTCCTCTGGCGTAGCTTTGTACCAAGAATTACGCCGTATGGGCCTCCCAGTACAAGAATATACACCTCATAGGGGTACTGGGGACAAGATGGCTCGCCTTAATAGTGTATCAGACATCATAGCCAGCGGGTTTGTGTGGGCACCAGCTAAGCGTTGGGCCGAGGAGGTCATAGAAGAGGTGGCAGGGTTCCCGTTTATGTCTAACGATGACCTTGTTGACTCTACGGTCATGGCGTTATTGCGATTTAGGCAGGGTGGGTTCATCAGATTACCCACAGATGAGTGGGATGATGAGCCTACATACCGTAGACCTGTAGAATACTACTAAACCTCTATGTTTATCTTAGTTCCTTGGGGTCGATCTGCATTAGTTTTGCGACCAAAGCGATCATAAGTTTCTCCCAAGTCAAACCTTTGTTTTGCCAACGCTTCTAGGTGACTGTGGTTAGCCCTGTGTTTTTTCTCAACCATCTGTTCTTTCAGATGAGCTTCTATACGTTCACGGCTTTGGGTTTGCTGATGGATATCAGATCCCACATTAAACGGCGCGTTGCCTATGCCGCTTAACCCGTCAGCCATTACAGCCTTCCTTGTTTCGCTAGGATTATTACAACAGTGATGCCTATCATTATAGAAACGATAATTGTAGCCCCGCCATAAATAACAATCCTCTCAATTAGCTTAGCTTTGCGTTTCTTCTCTGCCTCAATCTTGGCCTTGCGGTCCTTTCTTGCTTGCACCCGTATAGCTTGCAATTCACCCCATGCGCTAAAACCTCTGGTTGCAATGACAATCTGACGAAGCTCTTCCTCCGCATCTTTGGCCCTTTGTAAATTCACAAATGTCTCCATCGCATTTTCATCCGACCCTGAGAACAAGCTGTTTTTCTTTCTTTCATGGGCAGCGCGTAAATCATCCACCCCATCAAAAAACTCACCAATCTGCTTGGTGACATTTACCAATTCCTTGCCTGCGGATACGGCAGATTTCACAGCGGCAAGCGCTGTAAATGGATCAATCATGTTCTTCTTCCCCTACCAACAACAATGTACGGCGGGCAAAAGTGCTTCCAAGGAACCCTTACCTTAGCTGGGTACTGATAATAAAATTGTGAAACTTCTCTAGGGCACCTGTATTCACAGGTCTGATGCAGCCCGATAGTGGGGCTTTGACTAGCTAATACCGCTGTTAGGGCGCATATAAACATATCTCATGCCTATCTCCCCCTATTTCTCTGCAAGTTTGTCTATCTTGCCTTCAAGCCTAACGAGGTGGTCAACAACTCTCCCAAGTTCCCCCGCGTGTTCTTCCCTCTTTATATAATTCTCTCTTGTCATGTTCAAAAGAATATTAAGGCGCTTGACTTCAGATGCGATTTGATTGGCCCACCACCCTATAGGTAGAACCACAAAAGTTAATACGATGTTCCAAATCAGCATGTTATCCATGATCTCTCAATACAGGAATATAATATTTGTTTCAACAGACCGCTTGAGATAAAGGGTAAATAGGGTACATCTCCCAGTACCCTAGTCGAGGTGTGGCGGCTTCCCCCAAGTTGCCCACCTCGACACTAGACCGCTGGGCATTAAAATGATAAGTTACCCGCAAGCAACGCTTATGGAGCGCACATGGCTGTAGAAAAACCCTTAGTTCCTTCTGATTTAGAGATAGAGACAAATCCTACGGAAGAAGAACTTACTATCGAAGTTATAAACCCTGAAGCTGTTTCTATGGAAACTGAAGATGGTGGGGTTATAATTGATTTTGAAGGCGGCTTGTCAGAGCAACTAATGGGGCAAGACCACGATTCAAACCTAGCTGAGTCTATAGACGAAGCAGACCTTGAGGCTATGGCATCTGAGCTTGTAAGTGATTTTGAGTCTGATCGTGAATCTCGTGCTGATTGGGCTAGGGCCTATGTAAAAGGTTTAGACCTTCTTGGTATGAAGATTGAGGAGCGCCAGCAGCCTTGGGCAGGTGCGTCTGGGGTGTTTCACCCCGTGCTTACTGAAGCTGTCGTGCGGTTCCAAGCACAGGCTATGGGGGAGCTGTTCCCCGCTTCAGGCCCTGTGAGAAGCAAAATTATGGGCAAGCTTACTCCAGAGAAGTTTGATCAAGCTGAACGTGTGCAGAATGAGATGAACTACCTCTTAACGGAGGAGATGACAGAATACCGCGACGAGATGGAGCAGATGCTGTTTAAACTTCCCCTAGCTGGGTCTGCGTTTAAGAAGGTCTATTATGACCCGCTTATGGATAGACCCTGTGCGGTGTTTGTGCCTTCAGAAGAGTTTGTTGTGTCCTACGGGGCAACAGACCTAATGACATGCCCGCGCTACACGCATGTTATGAAGAAAACGGAAAACGAGATATTAGAGCTGCAAGTTGCAGGCTTCTATAGGGATGTGGACCTACCTGCACCTGCGCCAGATTTTTCAGATATTCAAGAGAAGTACGACGAACTTGACGGTGAAAGCGCGGTTCTTGAGAATGACGATAGGCATACAATTCTTGAGATGCACGTCACAATGAATATGCCTGAAGGGTTTGATGACTCTGATGAAATAGCACGGCCTTATGTAGTAACTATAGATAAATCGTCTCGCGAAATATTATCTATCCGTAAGAATTGGTATGAAGATGACGCTAAAAAGAAAAAACGCCTACACTTTGTACACTACCGTTATCTACCGGGCCTTGGGTTTTATGGAACGGGTCTTATTCACCTCATTGGTGGCCTTGCTAAGTCGGCTACCTCTATCCTTCGTCAGTTGGTTGATGCTGGCACACTGTCGAATTTGCCAGCAGGGCTTAAAGCTCGCGGTATGCGTATTAAGGGGGACGACACTCCTCTTATGCCGGGTGAATTTAGGGATGTGGACGTACCGGGCGGTGCCATCCGTGACTCGATTACGTTTATCCCTTACAAAGAGCCATCAAGCGTACTGTACTCTTTACTTGGAAATATTGTCGAAGAGGGACGCCGAATTGGCTCAGTCGCAGACATCCAAGTAGGAGATACTAACGCACAGGCACCCGTGGGCACAACTCTTGCCCTTATGGAGCGTTCAATGAAGGTAATGTCTGGTGTACAGGCCCGCCTCCATGCTGCCATGAAAAAAGAGTTACGACTTTTGTCTAAGATTGTTCACGATTATATGCCTGATGAGTACGTGTATGAAGTTGACGGAGACTT